CTGACAGATTAAAAAATGCTGCTGCTACAAAAAAGCTAGCTATAATGGATGCTTTTGAAATACTTACTCGTATACAAGAAGAAGAAGAAATGCTAAGCGCAAAGCCTAAAGAAAAAAAAGAAGAAAGATCTTTTAAAGGTTTTGCAGAAGGGCGTAGCAAATGAGTTACAAGCAAACGCTTTGGAAAGAAATAAAAGACGTTGTAAATCCTAAAATATTATCTAAACAAAACAGGTATAAAAAATGGGAGTATGGTTACAACTCTGATTATGATTTTATAGTAATTAGCAAAACAGGTAAAATTGGACAGATCATTGAAATACAAAATCTCAGGATTGCTTTACCAGCAATCAATGAACCGTATAAACGAAGTGAAAAGAAAACGGAACAGTACTGGGAAAAATTTGAATACCCAAAAGAATTACAAAGAATAAAAACAAGGTTTGATTGGGATGAGTACCCATCTGATTTTAAGGAAAAATGGTATGAATATATCGATGAAGAATTTAAGCGTAGAGAAGAAGGTTTTAGTTTCTACAATTGTGGCAGTCCTGTATATATTACTGGTACTCATTACATGTACTTGCAATGGTCAAAAATTGACGTTGGTGCGGCCGATTACAGAGAAGCAAATAGACTTTTCTTTATATTCTGGGAAGCATGCAAAGCAGATGATCGATGCTACGGAATGTGTTATCTTAAAAACAGACGATCAGGATTTTCTTTTATGTCGTCAGCTGAACTTGTCAACCAAGCTACAATTTCTTCAGATGCCAGATTTGGTATCTTATCAAAATCTGGAGCGGACGCTAAAAAAATGTTCACAGATAAAGTTGTACCAATATCCGTTAACTATCCGTTTTTCTTTAAACCAATCCAAGACGGTATGGATCGCCCTAAAACCGAGCTCGCTTATAGAGTCCCAGCTTCAAAGCTTACTAGACGTAAATTAGATGACAACGTTAAGTTAAAAGAATTACAAGGTTTAGATACAACTATTGACTGGAAAAACACAGGTGACAACTCTTACGATGGTGAAAAGTTAAAAATACTAGCTCATGATGAAAGTGGTAAATGGGAAAGACCTGATAACATATTAAATAACTGGAGAGTTACAAAAACTACATTAAGACTAGGACGTAGAATCGTAGGTAAATGTATGATGGGCTCAACGTCAAACGCATTAGATAAAGGTGGAGAAAACTTCAAAAGATTATACTACAATTCAGACGTTACAAAAAGAAATAGAAACGGACAAACATCTTCTGGCCTCTATTCTCTTTTCATCCCTATGGAGTGGAACTACGAAGGATTCATGGATACTTTTGGATCACCTGTATTCGTTACGCCAAAAAATAAAACAATCGGAGTTGACAATATCCCAATTACAATCGGAGTTATTGAGCACTGGGAAAATGAAGTCGATGGCTTAAAGCAAGATCAAGATAGTTTAAACGAATATTATCGTCAATTTCCAAGGACTGAGCAACATGCTTTTAGAGATGAGTCAAAAGATTCATTATTTAATTTAGTTAAAATATATGAACAAATAGATTATAACGAAGAGTTAAATAATTTAGCTAATATTACTCAAGGTAGTTTCCAGTGGGACAGAGGTATTAAAGATACTAAAGTTATTTTTTATCCAAATAAAAATGGTAGATTTAAAATTAGTTGGGTACCAAGTAATGATTTACAAAATAATGTAATAATAAAAAATGGTGTTAAGTATCCAGGAAACGAACATATTGGAGCATTTGGATGTGATAGTTACGATATTAGTGGTACTGTTGATGGCAAGGGTTCTAACGGATCATTACATGGATTAACAAAGTTTTCAATGGAGGATGTACCTCCTAATCATTTTTTTTTAGAATATATAGCTAGACCTCAGACTGCTGAAATATTTTTTGAAGACGTACTTATGGCTTTAGTGTTTTATGGTATGCCAATACTAGCTGAAAACAATAAACCTAGATTACTATATTATTTAAAGCGTAGAGGTTATAGAGGTTTTTCTATAAATCGTCCAGATAAATTAAAACATAAATTATCTGTAGCTGAAAAAGAAATAGGTGGTATACCTAACTCAAGTGAAGATATAAAGCAAGCTCACGCTGCTGCTATAGAATCTTACATAGAAGACTTTGTGGGACTACTACAAAACGGATATGGTAATATGTATTTTCAAAAAACATTAGAAGATTGGGGAAAATTTAATATTAATCAAAGAACAAAGTTTGATGCTACTATAAGTTCAGGACTTGCTATAATGGCTTGTAATAAAAATAAATATAGACCTGCACCACATATTATAAAAACACCAGTTAAATTAGGTATAAAAAAATATGACAATCAAGGATCAACATCAAAAATAATAAAATAAATGCAGATTTACACTAATATGAATAGTACTTTTCCGGATCAGGTAGTATCTGATGCAGAGAAAGCCACTTTAGAATACGGTCTTGCCGTAGGAAGAGCTATAGAAGGTGAATGGTTTAGAAACTATCAGGGTAGTGGTTATCGTTTTTTAAATAATTATAATAATTTTCATAATAGAAGACTATATGCTAGAGGCGAACAATCTATACAAAAGTATAAAGATGAAATGTCTATTAATGGTGATTTATCTTATTTAAACTTAGACTGGAAACCTGTACCTATTATACCTAAGTTTGTAGATATTGTAGTTAATGGAATATCTCAAAGAAGTTATGAAGTTAAAACCTTTGCTCAAGATCCAGAGTCAATGCGTAAAAGAACTAAATATGCTCAAAATATTATTGATGATATACAAAGACAAAAATATAATTTAGCAGTAAAAGAAGCTTTTGGTATTGATTTATCTAAAAGTGACAATAGTAAAGACTCGCCTCAAACCCTAGATGAGCTACCTGCTCACATGCAATTAAACTACAAGCAATCAGTTGAGTTAGCTGAAGAAGAATTAATAAATCAAGTATTAGATAAAAATAAATATCATTTAATTAGGAAGAGATTAAATTACGATTTAACAGTGTTAGGTATTGGAGCTGTAAAAACAAGCTTTAATAAATCAGAAGGTATAGTATTAGACTATGTTGATCCAGCTAATATAGTTTATTCATATACAGAAGATCCTAATTTTGAAGACATATACTACGTTGGTGAAGTAAAGAGTATTAGTTTACCAGAGCTAAAAAAAGAGTTTCCAGATTTATCTCCTGATCAAGTAAAGAAAATACAAAAGTATCAAGGTAGTCAAGAGTATGCTAGAGGCTGGAATGGTAGAGTAGATAATCAAACTATACAAGTTTTATATTTTGAGTGGAAAACTTATACTAATCAAGTTTTTAAAATAAAAAATACTAATGTTGGTTTAGAAAAAGCTATTGAAAAAGAAGATACTTTTTTAAGAGCAGAGGATACAGATATGTTTTCTAAAGCATTTAGATCTATTGAGGTTTTATATTCAGGAGCTAAAATATTAGGTTTTGAAGATATGCTTAAGTGGAAAATGTCAGAAAATATGACAAGACCATATGCGGATAGTGTTAATGTAAATATGAGTTATAGCATTGTAGCTCCTAGAATGTACAAAGGTCGTATAGAATCACTTGTATCTCGTATAACAGGTTTTGCTGACATGATACAATTAACATCGTTAAAACTTCAGCAAGTAATATCACGTATGGTACCAGATGGTGTTTATTTAGATATGGATGGTTTAGCAGAGGTTGATCTTGGTAATGGTACAAACTATAATCCAGCTGAGGCTTTAAACATGTACTTTCAAACTGGTTCTATTGTTGGCCGTTCAATGACTCAAGATGGTGATCAAAACTTAGGAAAAGTTCCTATTCAAGAACTTCAATCATCAGCCGGCGGAGCTAAAATGCAAGCTTTAATACAAACTTATCAGTATTATTTACAAATGATAAGAGATGTAACCGGTTTAAACGAAGCTAGAGACGCCAGTACTCCTGACAAAGATTCTTTAGTTGGATTACAAAAATTAGCCGCTGCAAATTCTAACACTGCAACTAGACACATATTACAGTCTAGTTTATATTTAACTTTAAAAGCTTGTGAAAACATTTCATTAAGAGCAGCAGATGCTTTGTTATTTCCTTTAACTAGAATGTCTTTGCAAAATAGTATATCTAATTATAATATTAATACATTAGATGAGCTTTCTAGCTTAAATATACATGACTTCGGTATATTTATAGATTTAGAACCTGATGAAGAAGAAAAGCAAATGTTAGAACAAAACATACAAGTTGCTTTACAAAAAGGAACTATTGATTTAGAAGATGCTATAGACGTTAGAAATATAAACAACTTAAAACTAGCTAATGAGCTTTTAAAGAAAAGAAGAAAACTAAAAGCTAAAGAAGCTAAAGAAGCTCAACAGCAAATGATTCAAGCTCAAGCGCAGGCTAATGCTGAGTCTGCTGAAAAAGCAGCTATGGCGGAGGTACAAAAAAATCAAGCACTAGCAGAAACAAACGTACAGTTTGAACAAGCTAAATCTCAGTTTCAAATGGAGAGAATGCAAGCTGAACTTCAAATAAAACAACAACTAGCTCAACAACAGTTTGATTTTGATATGCAACTTAAAAAATTGGATATGGAAGCTAGACAGCAAAAAGAAAAAGAAATTGAAAATCGTAAAGACGAAAGAGTACGTATTGTAGGTAGTCAGCAAAGCAAAATGATAGATCAAAGACAAAATGATTTATTACCTACAGATTTTGAAAGTAATACAACACCTAACATAGGCGGTGATGTAGATGGTGTAATAACACCGCAATAACAATTATTAACTATTATATTATATTATGTCAGAAGAAATAAAAGAAACACCTACAGGTGAATTAGAACAAGGTGATTTTAAAATAAAGAAAAAACCTAAAAAATTAGTTCCTAAATCAGAGACTACAAAAGTAGATTTATCTAAAAATGAAAAACCTGTTGAAGACAAAGTTGAAGACAAAGTTGAAGAAGTAAAAGAAGAGAAAACTGTTGTACAAGAAGTAGAAAAACCTGTTGAAGAAAAAACAGAAGAACCAGTAGCTACAATTACTGAAATAACCGAAGAAGAAGTTAAGCAAGAAGAAGAAATAATAGAGGACATAAAAGAAGAAACAAAAGAAAATCCTCAATTAGAATTACCTGAAAATATAGAAAAGCTAGTTGACTTTATGAAAGAAACCGGTGGAACAGTTGAAGACTATGTTAGGTTAAACGCTGATTATTCTAGCCTTAGCGAAGAAGCGCTATTAAATGAATATTATAAAAATACTAGACCGCATCTAGAGCCTGAAGAAGTTAAATTTTTAATGGAAGATAAATTTAATTACGACGAAGATATAGATGAGGAACGCGATATAAGAAAAAAGAAACTCGCGAAGAAAGAGGAAATTGCAAAAGCTAAAAGCTTTTTGGAGGAAACCAAGAGTAAGTATTACGAGGAAATCAAGTTGAGGCCCGGTGTTACTCAGGAACAAAAAAAAGCTACAGAGTTTTTCAATAGATACAACAAAGAACAAAGCAATGCTAAAGCACGCCATGATCAGTTCAAGAATAATACTAAAGATTATTTTACTAAAGATTTCAAAGGTTTTGATTTTAATGTAGGTGAAAAAAAATTTAGGTATTCAGTGAACAATGTGAATGACGTTGTGGAAAATCAATCTGCGTTAAGTAATTTTGTTAAGAAGTTCTCAAACAAAGACGGAAATGTTAGTGATTTAAACGGTTATCATAAAGCTTTATATACTGCTGAAAATGCTGATTCTATAGCAAACCATTTTTACGAGCAAGGCAAAGCCGATGCTATTAAAGATATAACTGCTAAATCTAAAAATATAAATTCAGAAAGTCGTCAAACACCTTCAGGAGATATATTTATAAATGGATTAAAAGTAAAAGCAATAAACGGAGTAGATAGTTCTAAGTTAAAAATAAAAAGAAGAAAAACAACTTAAACTAAAAATTAAAAAATGAGTGGATTTGTAACAGGCGGGAGTTTTCCTGCAAGTTTAATACCAGCTCAAAAGAAACAAGCGTTAAGTAACAATTACTTAAATTTTGCTGATGGTTCTTCTGACTGGGCACAACAATATCTACCTGAGCTTTATGAGCAAGAGGTAGAAAGATACGGAAACAGGACTTTGTCTGGTTTCTTGAGAATGGTAGGAGCTGAAATGCCTATGACTTCTGATCAAGTACTTTGGTCTGAACAAAATAGATTACACGTTTCTTACAATGAAGTAGAATACAAAGCTGGTGTTATTTTTGAAATAGAACTAGCTAATGCAAACCCAGCTACAAATGGTAGAGGAAATAATACTGCAGCAATAAAAGTTAATAATACTATATTAATTTCTGATAATGCTACAGGTTTAGTAACTCAAAAATGTATAGTAACCAAAGTTGATCAGCCTGCTGATCTTGGTGGTGGTACAAAAGCTGAAATTACTGTTGCTCCTTACGATCAAGCTGGTGTTAAAGCTGGTTTACAGTTAGTAGGTGCAAGTTCTTTAAACTTATTTGTATATGGTTCTGAATTTGGCAAAGGATCTGATGATGCTACTATGTCTTCTATTGAGCCAAGTTTTAAAGAGTTCAATAATTCTCCTGTAATAATTAGAGATAAGTACGAAGTTAACGGTTCTGACGCTGCTCAAATTGGTTGGGTTGAAGTTGCTACTGAAGACGGTACATCTGGATTTTTATGGTATTTAAAAGCTGAGTCTGAAACTAGACTAAGATTTGAAGACTATATGGAAATGATGCTAGTTGAAGGCGAAAAAGTTGGTCACGTGGTTGCTATGCCAGGACAACCAACTGTTAGTCTAAAAGGTACAGAAGGTTTATTTGCTGCTATCGAAGATAGAGGTAATGTATATCAAGGTTTTGCTGGTGCTGCCGCTCCTGGAGCTGGTGCAATGGGTGATTTTGATGAAATACTTAAAAACCTAGATAAGCAAGGTGCTATTGAAGAAAACATGCTTTTCTTACAAA